CCACCGGCAACACCTGTGACCGGAGCAGCTAGACCCCCTGCTGCACCAGCTGCTGCTGCAGCTGCGGCGGTGGGCACAAACGATGGTATTACACAGTATACTCCAAATACAACCCACAGTGCATTTGAGACTGATGGTTTTGCCATCCACCCTGAGATTGCTTTTCCTAAATCTCCCCAACTCAATACACCTGAAGGATCAACTACTTTGGCCAGATACCATGCTAAATTTATAATGCCTTGTTTTATACCTTTGGAAAACATTCCCTCTTCAGCTTTTTCATCAGCAGCAGCATCCAAGTCTTCATCTGCTACTTCTAAAATTATTTGTTCAATGTATTTCTCATCTTCTGTTAGTAATTTACTATTAACAGAAGATTCATAGAGTAAATTTAAATTTTTAAAATCGTTCATATTAGCCAATGTTACCTATGTTATTTAATAAACCGCCTAATAAATTGCCAAAGCCAGCTATTGGTCCTAAAGCACCACCGCTCATATTTCCAATGCCACCCAACATGCCTGTAATTAATCCCAAAGGATTCATGGCCATATTCTGTTGCCCATAACCGCCATAATAATTTGGTATAAACTGTGGATAAGTGTATTGAGCCTGGTTAGATTGGTATTGTGGAATTGGCATTAAAGGAGTTGGTGGTCGGAATTGCTGTGGAGGCAACTGAAATTGTTGCTGTTGTGTTTGAGGTGGTAATTGACTCTGTGCAGCTTGTTGCTGAGGTGAAACACGTACAGGAGGTACCTGACCTTTTGACTTAACTTCCCAGTGCCAGGGTTCTCTTGGAATATTTGTAAAGCCATACTGGCTTGCATTTTGCTTTAACCATTCAAAAGCACCCGGGTTACCTCTTACATTTAAATCTACTGCAGTTCCCCAACCATGGTTAGAAGTACCTGGATAAGCGGCTAGACCACCTTGACTGTACAATCCTTTGCGACGAGCCACATCAACTTGTTGCTCATAACTACGATATGCATCAGTAATTTGCAAGTTAACACCATCAGCTCGAGCCGCTTGAGCCATGGCTTGAAACCGTTGAGCTACATCAGGTCTTAAGAATTTGTTTGGTTGAACTTCTGTGAGTTGAGAAGTATTTAAACGGCCGTTAGCACCTGTAAATGCTTCAGATATAAGATCGTAACGGCTTAGCAGTTGTTTATTATCAGAATCCACATATTATTTATGTGGATTATCTATTAATAACAGAGCCTAGCTTTTCCTTGAATTGTGTAACAAACTTCTCTACAAAGTGTTCTAGAGCTTCATTACCAGCGTTGATTCCCTTTTCACGGATAATAGAGGTTAAATCATCTTGGTTAAGAATTACTCTCCACGATTCTAGACCACCATTGTCACCTTGTATCTTTACATCGATGTTTACATTCATAAGCTAATTTATGGTTCGTTATACAAAAAGCAACTACACTTTGAGAGCCTTGTCCCAAATTACTAATTGCAGTCTTGGACTAAACTTCATGTCATGTTTTTTGGCCAACTCAGCAACCATAGCAGCTTTTTCAACATGTTCATTTCTGCTACCGCAACATGGCATTAGCCATACCCTGTGCTTTGGTACTAGCACATCTGGATGATTGATATACTTTTCATATATTTCATCCAAGTCTTTTTCCTCGCTAATTACAAATTTGAATCCGGAACCGGCACTAACGTGCCATCTGAGTACTGCAGGCTTGTATCTTTTTTCTTCTGGATCACCATTATTGGTCATCTTAGGAGATGTGGTGTATGTAACTTGATAGACTGACCATTCATCTAGAGGCTGTATTGTAGCATTTGTTTCAAAATCAATCTTAGGTATAAATCCATTACGCTTGGCAAACGCCCTCACCAATTCAAGAAGCATTTTTTGCTGAATAAGAGGCTCGCCGCCCGTTATCTTCCATATAGCATTTTCACGCAAATGCTTTGTATGACCTTCATTGTCGAGCAAATCTAGTATTTCGTTAACAGTAAATCTGTTTTTTACAGACCAGCTGATAAAACTATCACACCCATGGGGAGAGTCTGCTGATGCAAATCCTTTGCAAGTTAGGTTACACATGGATACTCTCATGAATACAGAAGGCTTACCTACATGTTCTCCTTCCCCTTCTATGGTATAGAATATCTTATCATCACTTAGAAAAATAGTATCAGACATATTCAAATTATATATACAATATGGAGCAAAATCAACATAAATAATGTAGATGAGTTCTTTCAAAAAGAACCCAAAGAATAACAGCAAAGAATTAATTAAAACAGATCTTTTAAGAAATTACAGAATAGATCAAAAATTTCATTTAAACGATCACCATAAAGCCTTTGTTGATAAAGTCTTGGACGATAGTACAAACATAGTTTTTGCAGATGGCCCTGCAGGAAGTTCTAAAACATATCTATCTGTATTCATAGCTTTAACGTTATTAAAAGAGAAACGTATTGATGAAGTTCTTTACGTTAGAAGTATTGTAGAGTCTGCCAACAGAAAGCTTGGTAGCTTACCTGGAGAAGTAGATGACAAATTTAAACCATGGTGCCTACCCCTTATTGAGAAGTGTGATGAGCTTGTTGGTAAGCAAGTAACAAATGTATTGTTTGAAAACGAATATATTAGAAGCATACCTGTTAACTTCTTAAGAGGGGCCACATTTACAAATTGTGTGGTTATTGCAGACGAAGCACAAAATTTTGATAGAAGCGAGTTGATAACAATCTTAACACGTGTTGGAAAAAATTGTAAGTTATTTTTTATAGGAGACTCTAGACAGTCAGATATTCACAAAAAAGATTTTGAATGCATGATGACCGGTTTTGATACACCAGAATCTAAGAACAACGGTATAGAATGCTTCCACTTCACTGAAGACGACATTACTCGTAGCAAATTATTAAGATATATTGTTAATGTTCTTAAGACTATTAATTTCCCCAAGACGTCCCACCAAAGGGATTACCCCAACCACTAGTTACATTATTACCCACCTGTGCAGGTTTTGGTTCCACATTAATACCTGCATTCACAGTATTAACAACTTGTTGAATAGGCTCAGCAGGAGCTGCCACTACAGTTGCAACACTCTCTTGTGTTTTTGGCTTGCAGTCCCCAGCTTTCTTTACGCTGTATATAGCAGAGTTCTTCTCGTGCTCCCACACCTCTACCTTTTCAACACAGCATCTGCCATTGGTGATTTCTTTAATAATTTTATCTGCAGTGTTGTAACACCATTCAGCAGTACGCTCAATACCCACTCCATTCTGCATCACTCGTAAATCCACGGCACCAAGATCATGCAATTGCTTAAAATAGGACAGCAAAGGATCATCACCAGCAACACAGAATGTATGATCAAACTGCTTCTCAAGAGCCTCTTTCAACTGCTTTAAACCACCAAAATCTACAACCCAATTTTTATTATCTAGTTCAGAAGCAGCAAACCAAAACTTAGCCACTAACCTGTAGCCATGGATAAACTTGCAGTGACTGTGATCAGCCTTCCATTGTCTAAATGCGCAGCTTCCTAATTCAATTACTTTGGTGCTTTGAAAACTCATACAACTATTATAGTATGAGAAATAGTATTATCAATGGTTATTCTTGATTTACTTTGCACTCTGCACAGTTATCACAATCACAACCTTCTTGTGCATATTTACAATGTTCTTCTTCTGTAATGAAATACTTACCTAAAATTGCATTTACCCTATCATCAAAACTTTCTTTTTGTTTTTCAGATTTTGCCGGCATATATGTTATTTATCTTTATCTAGCAATTTGCTGTTCTTTAACTTTTCAAGTAACCTGTTGATGGCCGCTGTTGGATTGGTAGTAGCTGTCACAGTTTTATCGTTCATTAATTCTTCTATGGCCCTCTCAAGAGCGGCAAGACCTGTTGTCTCGCCTATACTGGTTATATTTCCTACTATATTATCTCTTTTTGAAATAATAGCCTCGGCATCGCGTGGTTGCCAACTAACTCCTTTAATTGCGTTCATAAAAGCAGATAACTTGTTTACAACTAGGTTTGCTATTATATCTTGACGTGCACTATCAGTATCAATATCAGTAATAAGCTTTTCTCCAGCACTAGGCTTTGACTTCTTAATTTTATCGTGTCTTTCCTTGTCATATACAGCTACAATACGGTTTTTATTGTCCTGTATTTTAACTGGGTATTCCTCTGCAATTCGACCGGTAGTTTTGTGTATTAAATATACCATACCAGTTTTTTGTGGATTGTATATTGTTGGGTAATCTAGATGTACCTCAAATCTGTTTTTTACACTTAGAGGGTATACATTTTCTATTTTAATAGATGACGGTATTTTCTTCTTCTCTTCTTGACCTACCATACCAGATATTTGATACTCTATATCATCCGATTGTCCCGCATTTTCAAACCCAGGTAGTCTTCCGAAAAAAATGGGAGTGCCTTTTCTTAAATTACTTTCTCTGCTCTTTTCATATTTCTCACTAGCACCAGCTAATAAAGAATCTACTTTCATGAAGCCTGAGCCAGTTGGGTCAATAAATTTTGCTACTCTACCTATAATATTATCTTTGCCAACTATTAAACCTGGTACTTTTGCAAGCCCACTTGTTGTTTTTTGGACCGCTTGCAAAGGGTCAATGTCCTTAACAACACTACCAATATCTTTTAATTTACTGGCTATACCTTCAGTAACAGGCTCCAAAGACATGGACTTGTAGAATTCTATTAATTTTTTATCATCATATCCTAGCTCTCTCAAGAATTGATCTATAAAATCTGAACTGGTTGTGTTTTTAATTTTCTGATATGTGGGATTATCTGGTAATACCCCCTCCTTCTCTAATTGTGCAAGAACTTTAGATGTTATCTGGCTATTACCTTTGCAAGCAGAAACATGCCGTCTATTCACTGTTTGAATTGGATCAAATTCATCCGGCAGATTCAACATAAACACCTTGATATCTTCTCCATCTTCTTCAAGAATATAGCCCTCGTAACTATCAACCATGTGAAAATTTTGCATAAGTAGTTGAGCCGGATCGACTTTGATACGCACTCTTTTTAGTTGGGAGTTTCTAAGTGTGCTCTCTATTAATGTGTCTATACGCATACTGATTATTTAATCTTGATTAATAAAGAATAGTAATATAATAAGTTATATGTTTAAAAAGAAACTTCAATTTGCAAACCATAATCATCCACATACACCCGAAGAAAGAGCACAAATCGTAGAAAAAGCTGCCAAGGCATATGAAGCTTATATGGACGCTTTAGGGTATGATTGGCGTAATGATCCAAATAGTTCTAATACACCTCATAGGGTTGCTAAGGCATTTGTTGAGGATTTTGCTTGGGGGTGTTATAGCGAGCCACCTAAGGTAACCGCTTTTGATAATGTAGATAAGTATGACGGTATTGTTTCACAAACCAACATTAAAGTAACCTCACTATGCTCGCATCACCATGCCCCTTTCATGGGGTTTGCGCATGTAGCTTATATTCCTGCTAAAGATGGCAAGGTTATAGGTCTTAGTAAGTTAAATCGTATTGTAGATTGGTTTTCTCGTCGTCCTCAAGTTCAAGAAAACCTTACAATGCAAATTCACAAATATATTGATGAGGTTTGCGAAAAGAATAAAGGTGTTGCAGTTATGATTGAGGCCGCCCACACCTGCTGTTCTAATCGCGGTATTCGTCATGATTCTACTATGCGTACTGCTAGAATGTCTGGAGCATTTCTTGATGATAAAGATAATTCAAGAAATGAATTTTATAAGTTTATTGAATTTGCTCAAAACCGAAAACTTATCTAGACTAAATAATTAGTGTAATCTAATTATACGCGGGGATCTGGTAAACCCACCAACCAGCATTTCTTGTTTTAGGGATCTGACACTCTACGCTCACGAGTATTGTCGTTATAATGTAATTATAGAAGGAGAACCTAAAGACACATTTTATGCTTTTTTAAAAAGCAGAGGTGCTATGGATTATGTTGATGATATCTTATCACCTGGTGAGGAAGTAGGAATGCGTGTAGATACTGACTTTGTGTATGCACCTACAGTATGCGTGGTAAAAGCTGTGCACGCTTATAATTTAAATCACATTTTAAAATCTATTGGCTTTAGCGGTTTATATTCACATTGACTACACCGCCGTTTTGCCTAATGAATCCTTCGCCTAGTAACACAGGTGTATCGTTCTGACTTCTATCTCCCAGGCTAAAAGGCACTTGGTTGAATTGTTCTGTGCCAATGCTACAATCTAATTTAACAACAGGTCTTTCTTCATTGTTTCCGCTACCAATATGAATTGTAATATGATCCGTAACAGGTAGAGTTAAGATCTTTTCATTTACAGTTTTAAAAGTTACTTTTCCATCTTTTTCTTTTAAATCTACCGCATGCAGTACATTGTGTGCGCTATTACCAGTATCTACTTTAGCCTTAACTGTTCCAACATGTTGAATAGTAATACCTTCGAACAACCCAAGAATTTGCTCGATAAAAATACGACTAAAGTTATGCATATTACTATTTATAAGAATAAATAATGAAAATGAACAAGAAACGCGACATAGTCAATTTATCTGAAGAATATACACAACACGTCGCAGGCGGTGCTACCCCCGGTGAAGGCAGGGACACAGTGCCCACCCCTAATAACCCTACACAAATAGTTGTTAAAGATCAAGAAGAATTAACCGCATTAACACCTGACCACAACACCGAAGAAACAGAAACAGAGACTTATATGGCTAAAAGCGAACTATACAAAATACACAAAGCAGCAAAAGAACTATACAATATTTTAAAAGACTGTCAAGATATTGAGCCTTGGGTGTTTAGTAAAATTACTGTCGCCGCCAGCTATCTTGATGGTGTAAAAAATTATCTCGAGTATGACAAGTTTAAAAAAGAAGGTGAGTTCGATTCTGAGCTCTCTGACCATAGCAATAATGTGGTGGGTAAAGTAAAAGAAATGCTGCACGGTGAAAGCAAAGAAGTGGTAGAGAATGTTTTAAGACAAGTTATTTTCAACTTGGAAGCTACGCGGTAAGTTCTTGCTTTTGCTTACCGCCGCGAAGCCTGTTAATCTTAGTAAATTCTAATCTATCAACCAACTTTACATGGTTCGTTCCCATAAACAACACAAATCCTTCATCTTTTGTAGGTACAAAAGAGCCATCTGAATTCTGCATAAATGTTCTGCCAACTTTAGATTCCATGGTAGTGAGCGACCTCAATAAATGATATTTTGCAGCAGTCATGTAATAAGTTGCCATTAATAATTTGGTTAGGCTTTCTTTATGTGCTTCAAGAAAGTTTAATATCTCTTTTAGCCTATTATCAACTAAAGCTTTGCCCCGCGGGGTCTTTTTCAATTCAATTTCCTTATTATACCTGTCAGAGATAAACTCACGAAATTTTCTTATAAAATCTTCATATAAAAACTCTTCACCTCTTGACGCAGCGCCGAAAATGCCCGCTGGTGCTATATCAACTTGCCTGTTTAAAAATATTTTTAGCAACGAGAGCACCGGACTATTAATATATGCATTGTTAAAATCATCTTCTATTTCTGAAATTACTAATTTTGCTTTTGCTGTATCAGATTGTATTTTTTTAAGCTGTTGATCTGGTATATCAGCCTTCACTGAGGTATAATTACTCCCTTCAATAAAAACGTTATAGCGCTTGCTTCTCTCAATTAAATCTTGTACATTTCTGCCAGTTGATTGAAGTGATATTGACGTGTCTTTATTCTCAGAAACACCCCTAAACGATTCATGTACTACTACACCCACAGCAGCCTTAGATATTCTATTACTCAATTCACTGTTTGGGTCTATTGGGACAGCATACACAATTACATTTGGTTTAAATGCTAAGAAGCTCTCTTCACCTATTTTTAATGTTTTTTTATCAGAAGGAATAGAAAATAAAACGTCGCCTTGATATATCTTAGGGCCTTGATAAACCGGCTTTAAATGTTTTAATAAGCTTTTTAACTTTTCTTTCAAAGCTGACTCCCCACCATAGAGTTGCTCTATTTCTTCATCTGTATGCATGATTTTTGGGGTTGTTTGGCTCAATCCACCTTTAAGCGAAATAAAAAAAGCTTTTTTAAATTGAGGTCTAGGGTCTTCACCAAACAAAATCATAGGGCTACCATCTATCTTCGCATTCATCTCTTGATTAGTTTCGAAACCTTTTAACTTCTTTGTAACTGCATCAATATGATCTGCAAATTCTTGAAAACCAGTTTTGCCTTTTTCTATTGCTAAATCTTCTATATGGGAGAGATGTGTCTTAAGATGAGCTGCATCTTCTAGTAAAACAGTCTCTTGACCCAAAAAATTTTTAAAAGTGTTCATTTTAGCAGGTTGTATATTTTTAATTTGTCCTCTTTTGTTATATCAGGCAAAAATGTCTTGAAGTCTTCATAGCGTTTCTTGAGAAGCGCTGCTCTTGCATCTGTAGCCGATGCAAGCCTAACCACATCTTTTTTAATTATTTCTTTTACTTTGTTACCCACATAAACACCTTTACTCTTAGGATTAAAAAATGCATCATATCTTTTCATATCTTCCTCACTTGCATAAAGATTTACAGTATATGGTGAAGTCGTTTTGCTGAGTTTATTAGCTATTTCTTTTGCAACAGGAATAGGTACCTGAGCTCGTTGTGTTGGTGTAAAAACATCATTGTTTAATATATCTACAATTTGATACACCACAGTCACTGGCGATGATTGTGCAAAATATACACTTACATTTTTCGGTAAATAAGGTTTGTATATATTCCATATTGTTAAGGAATCGGTAGTGGTAATACCGTCTCTATCTGCACTGGATACCAATATTATAAGTTCTTTATTTTCAACAGCTGCCTGTTTTACAGTTTCAAAATGTCCTCTGTGCGGTGGTTTGAATGCACCAGGGAATAATCCTATGCCCGTGTAGTCTTTTTTCTCTACAAACTCTTTAAATAGCTTCATCTTCTTCATCTTCCGATGCAACATCAAGATTAGGTTTATCAGATATACGGCCTATTTTGGGTCCTTGGCCAGCAAGGCTAGTTATGTAGATATAACTTCTAAGCTGCTCTCTAGGAATATATTCATACCCCTCTTCACTAACTATGTATAACCCCTGTACTTCATCAGGAAATAACGTCATAACTTCGCTTTTATCACCTATGAGCATTTCCTGTATTCTATCAAAAAGACCAGCATCTAGCACTCTTCCCCACGCGGCGCAGAACCATTCATCACTTCTACATTCTCCAGATGATATGGAGCACTTAAAAGCCGTTAATTCTCTATCTATATCTTCTGCTCTGCCTTCTAATTCCCTGCCTCTGGCTGTACGGTCACTGTGCTCAAGCTCCGAAGGCAAATAAAGATCTGATAATAATTTGAATAGTTTATCAACATTATCATTTAATCTTTTATTCTCTTCCGGTGTAGCTGTTATTTGATTCTCCTGTGATCCTAAGCAAAATTCTGTTAAATATTTTTCGAGTTCTTCCAGAGATATTACAGTCAATAGTTTTCTATTACCTCTTAAAGGTGTTCTCATGTTGCCATAAAAAAATTGTTTACCCATATTTCGTTTATATTTCCTTACATCGTTGCAATAGGTTAGTAGTGTCCAGGTGTCATCAACATTAAAGCTGTCACCTTTTTGTCTTATTTTTCTACGCAAAAAGGTGTCCAGTGTTTGTTGGCTAGTTTTATCTAGGGTTTTATAGTAATCAGACAAATATTTCATTATAGCTTCTACAGCTGTAGAAATCTTACCTTCGGCCTCGCTACCAGTTTTTGCTATACGCACGTCCTTTTTAGGCTTTATTTCTTTAACTTCAAATTTAATATTATTAGGTAATGAAACGTCAAATGCTTTGTTTTGACCAGAAGTATAACTCGCTAGTCTACGAAAATATACTTCATCTGATTCATCTTGTTGTTGTTTTTCAAACAACCCTGCAACACGCATTTCGCCATTGCCTTGACCTTCCTTGGATCCTTTTGCACCTCTTTGTATGAAAGGTATTCTTTTAACATCATCCGGCCATGGTGTCACTGTAATTTGATTCTGAACTGAAGCAGTATTTGCTACTTGCTGTCTAGGTAGAACTGGTACAGGTGCACCATAGACATCTTCTAAATAAAGTTTGTTTAAGCTTTTGTATGCCACACAGAATTACTCAGGTTGAGTCTCAACGTCAATAGTATTAGAATATTTCTTCATAATATCAACTATTGAGCTGAGCACTTGTGAAGCATTAGTCTCATTAATTTCAGGCAAATCTTTCAAAGCCTTTTCATCCAGATCACCTGGATTCATGAACAAAGCTTTTTTGAGCAGTCTTACTAGGAATACCTCACCCTCGGCTGTGAGAGGCGTAGGACCTTGATCAGGAGCAGCCTCTGGTGCGGGAGCTGGCGCAGGTGCTGCTCCTCCCATCATGGCTGCAGCAGCATTTGGATCTGCTGGCGCCATGGGTGGCATTTCCCCTGGTACCTGTTCGTTAAGTGTTTTTAACTTATTACTAACAATATCTAGAAATTTCATTTTCCTGCCCCAGTTACGCTGCTAGTTGAAGGTGTCACAGGTGTAGCCCCGCCGGTTGTTGTACTTGAAGTTATCTTACCCAAATTTTGCAATGCCTGGTCAATAGTACTAACAACTTTTGCACCAGTATCGGTAATTTGCTTTTTTGCATCTGTCACTTTCTGTGAAACTGTTGTTTTTACTTTTTGTATTTCTGGATCATCTTGCAACACATCCATGGCTTTCATTAATGCATTTACAACTGACTGCGGTTGGTTTGTTGGCACTGCAGGGGCGGCAGGGGTTGCAGCCACAGGAGTAGTAGCCGGTGTTGCTGGCAAAGGCGGTGTAGTACCAGCCTCATTAACCCAATCAGGGGCCCCTAGTTCTAACTCCTTATATTTTTCAGCAAGGCTATCTAAGAACTTCATATACAATATATTTATGTTATAAACAAACCTAATTTTACCTTGTAATTATTGGCTATATCCCCTTCTATCTTAGATATACCGTTCTTTAACAAAAACTTATTAAACATATCGAGATTTGGTCTTTTTAATTTTCTATTAAAAATAAACGATATCCGGGCCCGGGCCTCTCTGCCTTCTCCTGTTTTCATTTGAAGCAAACGCCAAAAATCATATGCGTTAATATTGTTAGAATATAAACTCAACGAAAGAATTTTCGCAATTCGAACCAACGTACTGCGCACGTAAAGAGCATGATCTTTGATAAAGTTGAGCTTAAAGTTAAAAGGCAAATAAAACAACAACTTACAGCCATTTGTATTAGGCTGCTCTAAAACTTTCATCAGAAAATCACATATTCTGTAAACAATAAATTTCTTTAAAAGTCTTTGTTTTTGCTCTAGACAAAACTTATGATTGTCATCTTCTACATCAGGTTCAATTTGCTCGAGCAATACTTGTTCGAGGTCTAGTATTTTAATATTAAGTTCAGGTATGTTTCTAAAATACTTCACCTCGCTATTATACTAGCTTTCTTTATAATTTAAAGCCTTTTGGTGGCCGTCCTATTCTTACATTTATAATACCATTATAATAATCATCTCCCATCAAAACATTCTTTGCAATCTGTTCAGATATTTCAAAATATGCTAACTCCCATTTGGAGCCGCATTCTTTTAAAATCCTAAAAACAAATTTATCTTTGCCATACTTTTTTATGTCTTCATTTAACTCTGCTGACGAGCTTGTGTATTCTCTCCAATCTGACTCTTTTATTTCTATTCTTTTATTCTTCTTCCCCTTTAATGGCTTTCTTTTTAATTTAGATTTACATTGTTTTTTACCAATATATTTCTTACCTGTAACAGTGTTGACTATCTCATAAATAAATCCAAAGCTGTTTTCTGTTATGCTAACACCTTCATTTAATGTCCAATGTCCTAAGTCCACTTAGTACTTAGACAAGGATCTTCGCTGTACAACTATTTTCTTCTTTTTGCCTATTTTTTTAGCTCCAAGGGCAGACGGTACTCTTGTATCACCTGGAGCATAAAAATCGGTATTGCCAACAGCACCACCATGGTCCATACTCGATGCATTGCCAAAAACGCCACCTGCACCTGCCGCGTTAATTTCTAAAACAAACTGTTTGAACGACTTCATATATTGATTTTTGTAGTAGTTACACTATACTGTATTTATGACGTTAGTTGAGAAATATGTAAAAGAATTAGAGCAAGATGTCATTATAGATGAATTGAATCTAAAAGAAGCCGCTCTGATGCTTCCTGCAAAAAAAGCAAAGTGGGTGTCACGATTAATGATAGAAAAGAACAATTACAATGATTTATATAAAAAGAAAGACGAGGTTGTAAAGAGGGTTGTTGAGGAAATAAGGGTGGAGTCTGGCGTAAGACTTACCGCACCAACCCTGGAGAGGGCTGCTGAAAAGCACCCAGATGTTATTAAAATAAATGAAGATATAGCGATACATAAAAATGTAATTGATTTTCTTGAAAGAGTAGAAAAAACAATGCAAAGCATTGGGTTTGATATTAAGAACTTAATAGAGCTTATTAAGATGGAGACTTCTTAATGGTATATTTTGATATAGATAAAAACGGAAAGTACGGTACCCTAACCGGTGATCATTTTAATGATGTAAGAGAACACTTTTCTGTAAAGAACGAAGGCGCGAGATTTGCTCGTTTGCGCGGAAGGTTTATACCATCTCGCACCTATGCGATTACACCTGGAGGGCGATTGGACCCGTGCATGTTTTTTGAGATATCTAAATTTCTACTTCAAAATAATTATTGTCCTAAGGACAGTATTAGAGCCTCAGCAGAATTCCTAAACTACATTTTACCTGGGCCAACAGCATATCAACATAATGTACATTTTACGAATCAACCGTATGATAATCTTAATTTAAAATTGAGAGATTATCAAAAAGCCATTGTTACCAAATGTCTTGATGCTGGCAGAGGCACAGTGGTGCTAGCAACAGCTGGTGGCAAGACTCTAATTATGGCTTCTCTTCTGTCTAATTTTTTTCATATGAAAAATAATTTTAAATGTTTGTTAATTGTACCGGATCTGGGGTTGGTTGAGCAAACCTATAATGATTTTAGTAACTACGGGGTACCGTTTATCAGTCGCAAGTGGACAGGTAGCCACCCAATTGAAACTGATAAAACAAACGCGTTTAATGTGATAATAGCCAATCTGGGTATTCTTCAATCAGAAAATTCTGATTTATCCTGGCTAGAAAATATAGATTTACTAGTTGTGGATGAAGTGCATAAAGTACGCAGAGGCAACAAGGTAAACAACATCCTTAAGAATATTAAAACTAATGTTAGATTTGGATTCACTGGTACTTTACCAGAAGATAAATTAGATCAATGGAATATTATCGGTAAGATAGGGCCTATTATCTATGAAAAAAATAGTTTTCAGCTACGCAATGAAAATTATATTTCTAATGTCACAGCAAATATTCTAGAACTACATTATAATTCACAACCACCTGTGCTAGAAGACCTAGTTAATCCTGCAGAAAAATATCGTACAGAATTAGAATTTTTATTTGAAAATTCTTTCAGGAACCGAACGATTGCATCGTTATGTAATAACGCCCCTAACAATGTATTAATATTAATTGATTATATTAAACATGGAGAGGCGCTACATGATTGTCTTACAAAGAGTTGCAATAGAAAACAAGTATTTTTTATTAGGGGAGAAGTAGAGATACAGGACAGAGAAAAAGTAAAAGAATTAATGGAAAAAGATAACAATATTGTATGTGTGGCCATAAGTAAAATATTCAGCACAGGTATTAATATTAAAAATGTACATTTCATTATTTTTGCGGGTGGAGGTAAAGCCAAGGTGAGAATAATACAAAGTATAGGCAGAGGGCTCAGGTTACATGAAAATAAGAGCAAACTTTACATTATAGATATAGCAGACCAATTTACATACGGTAAAAGGCATCAACTTAAAAGACAATCTCTCTATGATCAAGAACGCATACCATATCAAACTAAAAAGGTTATAGAACAAAATTTATGAAGAAAAAACAAAAAAAGAACACTATTAAGAAATCTAAGAGATCAGTATATTCTGATATTCCAGAGATATTAGATATTAGTACCGCGGTGGCTGTACTGACTGGTGAGAGCGTCATCAAAGGTAAGAAGCTCAAACCATCTGAAAAACCTCATTACGTTAATAGTAAGCAGTTTGAAGATGAAATCCGTCAATACTATAAAACCGATAAAATTACCGATTATCTTGCTGAAGCCATAAGGCGTATTGCCTACGGACTATCTTTTGCCCCTAATTTTATTAACTATAGTTATAGGGATGAGATGATAGGAGATGCTGTAGTAAAAATGTACCAGGCACTGAAATATAAAAAGTTTAAACTAGACCATGGTTTTAGCCCGTTTAGCTATTTTACCACGATAGCATTTCACGCCTTTATTAGCCGTATTAAGAAGGAAAAGAAACACCATCAATTAATAACAGATTATAGAGAAAAGCATTATAGTGAGCTAATAAACCAAAACGAAGATGAGTCAGGCGTACGTGTTTATACTCAGGACGTTACTGGAATATTAGATAATAGTATCTATAATGAGAGTAATGCCTAACTCTAAAAAAGTTGCCGTAATATCTGATTTGCATTTAGGGGTTCATGTCAATAGTCCTACTTGGCATGAGATATCCTACAACTGGGCTAAGTGGATTATTTCTGAATTAGAAGCAAAAAATATAACAGATATAATTTTTTGCGGCGATTTTTTTCATAGTAGAAGCGAGATAACTGTGAACACTCTTCATCAAGCAAGTGTAATATTGAATTTGTTTAGCGGTTTTCATCTATACATGCTTGCTGGTAATCACGATTCTTTTTATAAAAATAATTGTAGCGTTAACAGTATTAGGATTTTTAGCGGCAGACCTAATATTACAGTGCTTGATTCTCCTACAACCATGCAGTTCTGCGGAACAGAGTGCTTTTTTGCTCCTTGGGGAACCGAGATTAAAGATATTCCTCAATCAGATATAATATTTGGACACTTTGAAATTGAAAGCTTTAAGATGAATGCTCATAAAACTTGCGACCATGGCTTTAAAACAGATGATTTAATTGCCAAGGCCCCGCTTATTATTTCTGGGCATTTTCATCTAAGAGAGGAAAGGAAATATAAAAAAGGCACTATTCTTTATGTAGGATCGCCGTTCCAGTTAGATTTTGGTGATGAAGGATCAACCAAGGGCTATTATATTTTAGATATGTCTAATTCATCATACACATTTTACGAAAACAATATTTCACCTAAACACGTGAAAATATCTTTGACAGATTTAATCAAAATGAAGAATTTCAAGACTGAAGGTAAGCAGCTTATTAATAATAATATTATTAAATTAGAAATAGATAAAACTATATCTAATACTGATTTAGACAGACTATCTACAAAAATAAGTACCTACACACCTCTTAGCTATGTGGTAGATAATACTGCTAATTTTGATAAGTTCGGTGCAGGCAATCAAGAAGAAGTTGACTTGAGTGGTGTAGATATTACCCGAGCCATAACAGATTTTGTTGAGATGCTCGACATACAAAATAAAAAAGATGTAGTTGAATACACAATATCACTATACAACCAGTGTAAATGAAGAAGATTATTTTTAAAAAATTATCCATTAAAAACTTCTTAAGTGTCGGGCACACGCCTGTAATTATTAATTTTAAGCCAGGGCTTCATGGCATTACAGGCATTAACAGAGATCAGATAGACAGACGCAACGGAGTGGGTAAAAGCACTATACCTGACGCACTTCATTTTGCTTTGTTTGGCACTACTTTGCGTGAATTAAAAAAAGAATTTGTTATTAATAACATCACAGGAAAGACATGTGAAGTTTCATTAAGTTTTAGTATACAAAGTAACAATGAAATTAATAATTACGAAATAGTAAGAACACTCGAACCAAGTCGCTGTACCTTATACCAAAATGATCATGATATAACTAGAGATAGTATTGCTAATACTACTGAGTATGTGATGCAAATACTTCAATGCACCCCTGAAATATTTCAGAACTGCGTTATTATGACTGTTAATAACACTGTGCCATTTATGGCAAAAAAGAAAGCAGAGAAGCGAAAATTTATTGAAGGTATATTTAATTTAGAAATTTTTAGTAAAATGCTCTCTCAACTTAGGGAAGAACAGTCTACTGTTAAAAAAGAATTTGATATTGAATCTACCAGGTCTGATGAAGTTTCTAACAGTATTAATACCACGCAGCAGCAACAGAAGACCTTGCATCTTGAATATGAAAATAGAAAAAAAACTCTTGAAAAAAGACAAAAGGATAACACAGTAGAGTTGAGCCAACTAGAGGATCAAATCAGTGGTTATAAAGAAATTAATACTGAAGAAATATCTAAAAACCTCGTATTGTTAAATGAAAAATTAGCCGAGTGTGATACAAAGATACAAGAGCTAGGTAAGCAAGTGGCAACTCTGGAAACTAAAAATGAAATAGTCTTTACAACTGTATCGAAGATTGGAACAGACAAGGATGTATGCCCTACATGCTTGAAACCTATAGACAAAACGCATATTAACCATATTAAACAAAAGAAAGATGAATTTAAGATGGAGATAAAGAGCAGGGAAGAAGAAATAAAAACCTTTGAGGCAAAAATATTTGAGCTTACTGGCCTGAAGACAAAAATACAAGATGCAATTAAAAAAGGTCAAAATAATATTAATCAAAGCACTTTAGCAGTTCAGCAGTTAAAACATAATAGAGATAGAATAGAACAGCTCAAGCAATACAATAAACAAGTAGATCAGGACTTACAGCATTTAACCGATACCAGCACAAGTCTTAACAAACTTCTTGATGATGCAAAAACTAAGCATGCAGATATCCTAAAAAAGATTGAAGGCTTAGAAAAGGCATTAAACCTGCTAGACACAGTCAAATTTGTTGTAAGTGAAGAAGGGGTAAAGAGTTTTATTGTAAAGAGAATTTTAACATTGTTTAACAGCAAGCTTTCATACTATCTTAAAAAACTTAATTCCAATGCTGTAATAACTTTCAACGAATATTTTGAAGAACAAATTATTAACGATAAAGGTAAAATAACCACATATTTTAATTTTAGTGGGGCGGAAAGAAAAGTAATAGACTTGGCTATTATGTTCAGTTTTATTGATATGTTAAGTCTGCAAGGAAATATATTCTATAGCATACAGTTCTATGATGAGCTTCTGGATACGAGCTTGGACGAAACCGGTGTAGAGTTGGTTTTAAATTTACTCAATGAATTAGTTTCAAAAAATATGTTTGGCATTTATGTGATATCTCATAGAAAAGAATGTGCTAAATTTGTGAACGGAGATCTTATTACACTAGAGAAAAATAACGGAATTACCACTCTCTCTTGCGCAGGTATACGTTGAAATTCATATAAAATAGTCTATATATATAGAAATGTTTACCACCGGTATATACACCAATCCTCTTCTTCAACAAATCAACAGGCAATCACTTGCAGCACAAGAGCAACCTGCTCCTGTGCTAAAGCCAGACAATACACCGCCGCCTGATACAAATCTTCCTCGTGCCGTGCAGTATTATGCCGATTACTCTGGCTGTGGTTTCTGGAGAATGCTTTGGCCAGAACATCTTTTAAATGCATACAATAAAATGACTGTGCATGGTAGCACGGTCATGGTACTTGATCCCCGCTGGTATGTGAATGTCAGAGCAGTGCGCGTACAAAGACAAGCAACGTCCTCCCAACTACAGTTTATCAAATTCCTTAAAGAGGTATCTGCTCAGATGTTAAAACAAACTGGCAATGGATTTAGAATAATATATGAAATTGACGATGTGGTGTTTAGCGAAGATATTCCTGATTATAATAAATTTAAAACAGCTTTTGTAGATCCGGAGATTAGGAAAAATGCTCAAGAAATTATATCTCTATGTGACGAGGTAACTGTTACTTGTCAGTTTATGAAAGATTATTATGCTGAGAAGACAGGGCATAAGAATATTACAATAATACCTAACTATCCTCCAAAATTTTGGCTAGGAAGATTTTATGATGAAAAAAAGATAAGCTCGAATTATGACGCTTACAAACACAAACCGCGAATTCTATATTCAGGGTCTGGTGCTCATTTTGATGTCGAGAACCGTGTAAATCAAAATGATGATTTTGCGCATGTCGTACGGGCCATCTATGAAACATACAATGAGTTTCAGTGGGTATTTTTAGGTGCATTTCCTTTGCCAATCAGACCTTTGATTGATAAAGGCCTAGTTGAATTTCACCCATGGGTAAATCTCTACAATTATGGTGAGGCAATACAAAATTTGAGAATTAACATGATGGTTGCCCCTTTGCAGAATAATAATTTTAACAAAAGTAAATCTGATTTAAAATGGATAGAAGCAAATTGCTTTGGGCTGCCTATTGCATGCCAAGATCTTTGCACATACAAAGATGCAGAGTTTAGGTTTAATACTGGTGAGGAAATGGTAGGGATTATAAGAGAGGTTCTAAGTAAAAAAGGTAAATACATGAACATTTGCGCTAAAGCACGTAAGCAAGCTGATACCAGATGGTTAGAAGATGGGTCCAATTTAGACTGTTACTATGAATTGTTTAATCACCCATATGGTAGCCCTGAACGTAAAAAGCTTAATGCTATTAACGGTATTTAAATTTTAGCAATTGTTTTAAAAATGTATGCCAGGCACGGGTAGGTAAAGAACGTTATTAGCGGCATGTACCAGGTACAGCTGAATAATAAAGTAAGTATTATACCTACAAATAATGAAAGCCAAAAGCTAAGACATATCCAACATGCAGTTAACTTACCAATAATTTTATTCTTCAGAAATAAAATATCATCAAACTCACCGGGCAACAATATATCTTTTCTAAAAAAAAGCTTCGCCAAAGTTATTTTTAATGGGCTAGCAAACCATAATAATAGCGTGCTACAGACAGCCAGGCAACCAACTATATATTCTGTCATACCTGCTTCAAATGCGACTGTAGCATTGCCATATATCGGTGTCTAAGTTGTTTTTCTATACATGTGCCGCACCCACCTCTCATTTTTAAATCATTCAAATCTCTTATAAATTGGGCTCTGTGCTGGTCACAATCAGTTATTTCTGGCGGGCACGGTTTGTTAAAGTCAAAAAATTGCATTATCTTATCCATGTATTATATTATATGGCTTAAGGTATTTATTCCATTATAATTTGTATATGATTGGCTATAGAAACGTTGCATACGATCCTAGACAGGAGCTAATAAGACTTTTTACCTGGGATCACGCCGGCAATAGAATTGCCATTGATTCAACTTATCATCCATATATCTTCTTAGAAAGCAATAACTCTAAGGATGCTATCAGTATATTCAATACACACTTAAAGAAAAAAAGCTTTAAAAATCAATTCGAAAAGTCCAAGTACTTGAGAGAAACAGGTACGACAAGAGTTTTTGAAAATCTATCCCCAGCCCAACAGTTTTTATTGGATAATTTCTGGGAGACCAACGAAACACCAGAGTTTGCTCAATTTCCTCTTAAGATTTTCTTTTTAGATATAGAGACATATTCTGTAGATGATTTTCCTAATATAGAGACTGCAAACCACCCTATCAATATTATTACTATTTACGACACTCTAACTAAAAGGTTTATCACATGGGGGGTTAAGCCGTTTAAAAAAATTACAACAGATCAAGTTTTTATACACTGCAAAACAGAAAAAGAATTGTTAGAAAAATTTATTTCTCACATGGAGAAAGACTATCCTGATGTTATACTGGGGTGGAATTCCATTCTATTTGATTTGCCATATGTTATTAATCGTACAAGAGTTTTGTTTGATGATGAGACGGTTGCTAGACTAAGTCCAGTGGGCCGTGTTTATAGTAGAACACTCAAAGGACAGTTCGGCAAGGAGCAAATACGTTGGTATATAGACGGTATATCATGTCTTGACTACCTAGACATTTACAAAAGATTTTGCCTTACACTACGCGAAAACTATAAGTTAAACAGTATTGCAAAAATAGAATTAAATGAACAAAAGGTTGATTACGGTGAGACAAACCTAAGTAGTTTGGCTGATACCGACTGGGAGACGTTTGTGGATTATAATGTTCAAGACGTTAGGTTGCTTGTTAAACTAGAAGAAAAGCTTCAATACTTTGAGTTATTGAGGATGCTCAGCTATACAGGACTTACTACTATGGAAGCTGCAATGGGCAGCATGAGCGTTATTATTGGTGCATGTGCAATTAGAGCTAGGTACAAGCATAGAAGAATTCCTACGTTTGTACGGGCTGAGGACGATGGAAAACAAAACGAAGGCGCCTATGTTAGTGAACCAAAAAGAGGGTTTCAGAAAAATGTTGTAAGTTTTGATGCAAACAGTCTATACCCCTCTGTTATGGTCACCCTTAATCTTTCTCCAGAAACAAAAATGGGCGTAATTGAAAGTCAAAATGACAAAGAAGTAGTAATACGAGATGTTAATGGAAAGACAGTGGCAGTACCGATCTCAAAATTTGCCCAGCTAGTCAAACAAGAAAAATTAAGCTTAAGCAAGGCTAAGGTTTTGTTTTCTCAAAAAAACAAGGGCATTATCCCAGAGATGGTAGATCAAAACTATAAGCTCAGAGTTCAAGTAAGAAAGGATCTTAAAAAGGCTAAAAAGCACCTATCTAGTTTGCCAAAGACTGATCCAGACTATTCTAAATTAAAAGATGAAATAAGCAGACTCAATATCAAACAACATACAATTAAAATTTTCATTAATTCAGTATACGGCGCTTTAGGTAATAAAGTTTTTCCTCTAGGCGATGATGATCTTGCTAGAAGTATTACTTTAACAGGTCAGGCAGTTATTAAGCAAGGCAACTCCATATTAACAAAATATATTCAAGACAAGGCAGGGCTATCAGCAGAAGATATAGATAGAGATAACCCAATTATTTACAATGATACTGATTCAGTTTACATAACATTGCATTCTTTATGCGAGAAGAGTGGTTTAAAATTTTTCGATGATAAAGGTAAAATCGCCCCTGAATTTTATGATGAGGTTCAAAATATTGAAACGCATTTAAATACCGAAATTAAGAAATGGTGTGAATCTGCTTTGAACAGTTATGATAGTAGAATTAATTTTAAACGCGAGGTAATTTGTGATGTAGGTGTATTTTTGCAGAAAAAGCGTTATGTTATTCATGTTTTAGACGAAGAAGGTATTCACGCAAATAAATTTAAATACACAGGTGTAGAAATTGCTAGAACTACAATGCCTGCTCCATTGAAACCTCACGCAAAGAAAATTGTCGAAACCATGCTTTTAACTCAAGATCAGCAAAAAACCAGCGAGATTGTTGCACAAACATACGAACTATTTAAAACGTTGCCTGTAGGAGACATATCTTTTGTAACTGGTCTAAAAGGGTACGAAAAATATGCTAGTAGATGTGACGGGTTTAAAACTGTTAAATCTATGCCATTACACGTTAAAGCCGCCTATATGCACAATATGTTGTTAAAAACTTTTAACATAGATAAAAAATATGAAAAAATAGGCAGTGGCGATAAGATAAGATTTTTCTACGTCAAACAACCAAATAGGTTTGGCATTAGCGCAATAGCGTACAAATACTACTATCCAGAAGAATTTGCAAAAGTTTTTGAACCTGATCATGATTTAATGTTTGACAAAATTATGTATAGTGCAGTCGAACGGTTTTATGAAGCAGTTGACTGGGCTCCGCAGAAGCCTGGTGAAGCTGTTCAATGTGATCTTTTCTCCTTATTAAGTGCTTGATTTTTTATTCGCATCATATATTATTATGTTATGAGTAACATTACAGTATTTGTAAATCACGTCGGTCAAACCATTTTAACAGAGGTTCTTTCGGAAGATAAGAATACATTAAAAGCTAAAAACCCTGCGGTTTTATTTGTGCAGCCTAACCAGGCCAACCAATTGCAGGTTCAGCTTATTCCTGTCTTCTTTAGAGAATTTGTTAAGCAAGATAAGCGCAAGGACGGTGTAGTCTTTACTTATAATAAGGATTCTATCGTGACTTCGGAAATCGAGCTTGATGAGAAGATTGTTGAGCAATATGAGAGAATATTCTCTAATGCCCCTGCTCCTGCCTCTACTGCTA